TGGTCTGGATGGTGTTTCTTCGGGGTTTGTTACGGGCCCTCCGAATTCTTTTACAGTTAAGAAAGTTGATGGGATACCATATGTTGCTATAAGAGCTTTAACTGAGCGTACAGTACCTTTTGTTTTTAGTAAATATGGTAGATTGTTTACTATTCTTCTCCATACTTCATAATTTATTTGTTCATCGGATTTAGATGCCAATGAACCACTTTGTATTGGATTACCACTTTGGTCTTTTCCTGCAGCATATTTCCATAATTCAGTTGCGTGTTTGCCATTTAGTAATTGCCAACCAGCAGATTTTGCTACATTATACAATAATTCATTTGGTATTCCATCATGTGGGTGTTCTTCTCTTGTGGCTAAACTTGTTAGTTTTTTAATATAACTCCAAGTGATATCAAAATGATGACCTATCATATCAATAAAAAGAAGATAGTCTAAATTCAGCTCATCACTTGCTAATGATTGTGGTATCAATTTTGTTAACCTTGAATCATTGAATACATCATATGTGGTAGATGTATCTATTAAACTATTGTAATAAGTTTCAGCAGTTGTTGATGTTGATGACTCCAATACCAATGGATATACAGTTTGTTTTGGCCAGGGTGATACTTGATATGTTGATGAAGTATAATGTGTATATAAAGAACCAGTGGGTTCATAATACATCCAATATTCAAAACCATCAAACCCACTAATAACTTTATTTTTTCTATCTATTGATTGTGATATATTAGTTAAAGCATGAGAACCACTAACATCATTTAAGGTTGCGATTCTAGCATCATATGATTCTATTAGCTGAATTTTATATTTAAAGTTTTTTACTCTCTCTACTGCTGATGAATAATGAACAAAGTTATTTAGTTCTGAATAATCAACATTCATATCCATCTCACCAAATGATGAACTGATGTATTTATTTATTATTTGTTGTGATGTTGATAGGTTCGCATCTAATAATTGATTCCACGATTTTAAATCAGTTCCTTGTGATTTACCATAATTACCTAAATCAATTTTCCAATTTGGTGGTGAAAAGTCACCTATAGTAATAGTGATTGATTCTGGATATACTATTATTCTTTCAATGTAAGAATCACACACTACTCTATCAATTTTACAGTTTAATGATTCTAAACTAGCTTTTAATGGTTTATATAATTTTACAACAATATTTTTAATACTATTCATTTTTACTGTATCATCATAGTATCGTACCTTTGCGAACGCAGGAACTTCATCTCCATTAAATATTTCATCTGGGTTTATATTATAAAAACTTTCTACATCAGTATCATCATTATTGTAAAACTTTGGGTCTCCGAAACTGTCCAATTCTTGTTGTAGTATTATATTACCAGATGTGTTACGGACAGCTGTGAATTTGGCTGCTCTTCCCGTAGTTTTATTAACTTTACCCGTACCATTGTCATATAACTCAACCCAAAAATTTTCATCCGTATCTTGGAGTACTGGGTAGAATGTCGTAGCATCTCCATCTTCGTCTGTACTTGTTGGGTAATCCACTGATACTGTATCTTCACCAATACGTGGGTTGTTATGATAACTTATATCAGTTATTACAACAAGTTCGTTATTTCCAAAATTTAAAACTAAATTATCTTTGTTTGGGAAAAAGGTACTTCCCATTTCTTCGGCGGTATCGTAGGTAAATAATTTTAAGAATTCGTTTTGAGTCAATACATCTGGGAATGATAATTCCAACTCTGTGCCATCCCCTGATATTCTTTCTATTTTTAGACCCGTTGGAGATGTTGGTGTTAGAAAGTTATATACTAAACTATAGTAACCCTTTTCTATTGTTGATTGCCGTACATCATTCTCTGGGTCAAGTATTATATCACCATTTATAGTTTTTAAAGGTACTGGGGTGTTTGATTGTAATAAGTTTCCAGCTGAATATATATGTACTTCTGTTATGGAATCTGATTGTGGTGCAGATGGTACGGTTTTAAGACCCATTTTTGAAATATCCAAACTAGAATAAACTTGTACATTTTCTTCAGGTACCTTAGAATTTATTAATATGTCTTCATCTTGAAATCTATCTATTGCCATTTATATCTTCTTTTATGGTAGTTTGGGTTTTATATCAATCCATACCCCCGGGCCGTTAAAATGAGTGCCACCCGTGTATTCTTTTTCTATTCGCCAAAGTTGTACCACTTGACCATCAGAGTCAACCTCAATTATACCACCAGTAAAATCTGTATTGTTATACGCACTTAAGCCGTGGTCGTTAAACGCCACTCCTGCGGCCGCCATAGATGGTGATGGGGGTACGAGAACATCCTTTGCGTTTATCATATCGTGGTGGAATTGTTGTAAAAACCGTGGGTTTGCGAAATCCAATCTAACTGATAAATCTGTAGAACCACTCGGGGTTAATCTTGTATCTTTTTTAAAGTCAAACGATTCTATTGCAAAAAACGCATTATTATCACCAACATATTGAGGTAGTTTTATTGGTTCATTATCAGTACCTTGTCCATAAATCTGTGTTCCTATCTCTAGTGGTGGCCTATAGTATACATCGTATTTATGGGCATCTATAAAATTTGATGGGTATAATGCGTGTATCTCACCTGATGATTGTGCACTTGCGGCCATTAATCCAAAGTTCCAAATAATCTTATGTCTTGGTGTTTTGCCACCTGGTATTAATGTGAAAACTAGTGGGAGTTCATCCCATCTAATATTAGTACCAGCTCCGGCTAGTCTCATACTTACCTTAGTCAAGTCATCTTCAGTGAATATAAGTTCTTTATCTACAAAGTTACTACTAACGATACGTGGTGTCGTATCGGGAGTATCCATTAACAACTCATCTGATAATCCATCTATTGTACGGTTATAATCATCAACATCAAATACAGTAGTGTCACCTGATATAGTTACTTCACCATAGTCACCATCTGTGTATGATATTATCTGTTTAGAATTATTACGTTTTATTATTCCCATTATCTAACTACTTTAAATACGTATCCATCAAAATATTCTTTTCTGCTACTTCTATCCACTCTAAATTCAAATTGATAGAACCTTTCGGGTTGTAACGTGTTGAATCTAAAATCAAAATAATTACCAGTTGAATCGCAACTGACTTTTGTATATGTTGTATCGTATGGTATTATAACCAAATTTGTTTCAACATCTCTAACTTGATAATATGTTGTTGTTGGCAAATACTTAACAGTTGTATAAGCCGATGATGTTGAAAATGTTCTTGTTGGGTATCGTTCTCTACCAACGATTCTAATTCTAGCTCTTGACAGTTCTTTATATTCTGCTAACAGAGTTTTGGAATACAATAATATATTTTCTGCTGTTAATTCTTGTAATGAACCTGTAACAAATGATGAATCAACCCATCTAACTTCCAATGTTGGTACATATATAGTATGTGTTTCACTTGAAAAGAATTTAGATGAACCATGTCTTACAGAACCCGTTTCTTGTGAATCAGTTCGTTTTACTATGAATCCATCATTTGTTCTTGAACCAGTAATCCAATCACTAACATATTCAGTTACCTCTACTTTTAAATCATTTGTACTTTTATTGAATGTTTGTGAATATGTTGTATTATTTGCTGACGCAGTAAACCAAGTTCCACCACCAGATTGAGATGCGTTTGTTCCAATAGTACCCGATGTGAATGACCCAGTAGTCCATTTATCATCATTAGTTCTATATTGCCAAGATGTTCCATATTTAGTTATTGGATTATCATAGAACTGACCTATACCTTCCGACCAACTTTGGGATACTTGATAAACTTGTAATTCATATTCTGATTGAACTTCATTTTGTTCAGTTGATATTAGGTTTAGATAGTATTTAATACCACCTGAAATATCCCCACTCGCTACGGATTCAGATATAGATGTTATATCAAATTTAATCAATACCCTACTATTACCTTCAAAGTTTTCTTCTGTTAATTCATCATAGAACTTCGTTACTTCTAATATCTCATCTACTCCAGTATTTTGTTGAACGCGAGTTGATGGTTCATAAATAGTAGTATCTTTTTGTCCGTATATTCTATATATCATTTTTTATATCTCCTTAAAAGGTTTGTGTCACTACTCTACCACGAATATCAGCATCTGGGAATTTTATTTCAAACATAGACGGGTCTTTTGGTGGATGTATAACACCATTTTTAGTTGCATTTTTAATACCATACTTATTAGGTGAATAATTACCATTAAATCTATTGTATACATTTAAACCACCATTACCATTATTATCTGGTCTGACAACTGTCTGGACACCTTTTATACCATCTAATAAAACATATAATTTAGATAAATAAATAGGTTCATTTATTCGCCAATTATCTATATTAAAATAATCCTTTAGTTCTGTTATACATCGTAACAAAACTTCATTGGAATTATGATTAGGTAAAGTTATTATTTCAAAGTCAATACCAATATTAACTATGAATGCATCTTTGATATTAACAGCATCGGTTAATATACGGTAATAAGATATATAGTTTTTAAGATTGTTCTTAGTTGCTGCATTTAATTGTGTTAATTTTTTATTACCATCATAACCCAAAGTATATAAGTTTAATGCTAACGGATTTGGTATTTCAACTGATGGTTGTGGATTATTGATACTTCCAGCTGAGGGTAACTCTAATTGAAAGTCTGTTGTTAGATATGCTTTTGCTACAGACCCAAATTGAGCAGGTAGTGCGTAACATCTCATAACATAATCTTCTCGTGTTACTGACCTATTCTGTGCTCCAAAGTAGGCCATAGCGTTTTGTCTAATCTCTTCGTCACTTTCTTTACTCCGACCACCGATAGCGGGTTCTGGGTTGGTGACAGCGATAGAACCTCTTACAACTCTAAGTAAATCTGCATCTAAAGAACTTTCATTGGCAACTATTGATGTTACACCAATTATGTTTACCAAGTCTTTAGCTGGTACATTATCAACAACACCATTACCAACTGTATAGTTTACAGTTAGTGTTGTATTTGATGGTGCTACTCCATAGGTCTTTGTATATAAAAAGTTAGACGGGTCAATACCTTGGTCTAAATCCCCTACTATATTATATAGTGCAGACCCAACATTATCTGGGTTTGGAACTATCTCTTCATCTGCATTAGCCGATATACCTGCTCCAAACTGCATTATGATACTTCCTGCGTCCTCAAATCTTGTTGTGAATCGTCTTGGAACTCGTTTTAATTGTAGTAAGTATGGTGTGTCATCACTATATAATGAAAAATCTACTGAATTATCTGAATTATTTTCAACTTGTTCAAATACCAAATCTTGTGCTAAATAAGGTACTTTAGTCCACTCGTTGCTGTCACTGTCTGTAATTGATTTTATTCTTATTATTTTTTCATCTGTTATTTTTATCTTATCATATATACGTGGTGAACCAAATGTAAATGTTTTTGTTTTAGTAGTTCCACTTGATGCTTTAACTTGTTTCTTTAATAGATAATACGTTGGTAGATTTGTAGTGTTATCAATTTGATAAACTGAAACTTCCATCTTGTCAAATGATGACGATACCGTAAAATCAACAGCTTGAGTAGTTGAAAAGTTTACTTCGTTAAAATCAGATGACCCAATCTCCATACCTGCTGATAATCTTAATGCGTAAGTCATATCTGGTTTAACATTATCACCAGTTCCAGTAGCTGGTACTAATTGATAGACATCCAATATAGTTGAGGCAGGACATACGTTTTTTGGTTGATATCCATATGCGGCTGATAGGTTGAATAGGTTTGCTTTTTCTTCGGCACTTGTTAGTAGTGATTCTCGTAGTTGTGTATCTGTATAGAATGATAATACATCACCCACATACGATGCCATTTCCATAAACATCATACCGGGTGATGACTCGTTAAAATCATTATAAGTGTTAGGGTAGTAGGTTTTAGCAAAATCTATAAGATTTTTTCTAAACTGTCCAAAGTCTCTTCCTATTAAACTAACATCCTTTTGAACTAAATCGTTTTTTTTATTACTCGGCATATTTATGACCTATTATTGAATACCAACTTCACCAGCGGAATCTACGAAGATAATTATCCGTGTATTCGCTCCTTGCTCTGTTACTCTAAATGATAATTCTATATTTATTCTATGTCTATCAAAATCTATATTTGTTATTATATCTTCTATTACTATATAAGGTAGCCAAAATCCAATATCTTCTGTTAGTGACTCGTTAATAAGTGTCTCCAAATTACTATCCATTGGTTCAAATAATAACGATGGTATGGTAGAACCAAAATCAGGTTGAAATGGTCTTTCACCCTTCCTTGTTAGTAGAAGGTTTTTTAGATTAGAAATTGCTTGTTCCTCTGTCGTATAACTAAGATTAAACAAACCATTATTTTTTCCAAAAGGTAATGTTACACCAATTGCAATGTTTTCTTCCAAATCTAATGGATTATGAAAATATTCCTTTCGTTTAGCCATTTAGTTATGCACCTTTTTTAGTATTTAATTTTTTCATTAAAGCTGAATAATCTCTTGTTAATGCTTTACCTACTGTAGTTCCTTCCAAGTCAACATTCATAGGTCTACCCTCTGGGTCAACCGATGGGGTCATGTTAGTTGTGGTAGCTACCTTATTTCCATAACCAACTGCTTCACCCATATTACCACCACCAAACGCTTGAGCATTTTGGGATGTAAACATATTACTACCATTCATATCTCGCCATTCATCATTATCATATGTTTCTGTCAATAATTGGTTAATCATGGAGTCTTTTGCAAACTTAACTTTAGGTTTGGATTTTACTCTATGTTCATTTAACACATTAGATACATCAAATGGGTCAACTTTCTTTTTAGGTTTCTTAGTAATAGTTTTTTTAGTTTTAGGTCGTTTATTTTCGTTAAGTTCCATTATAATTGGTTTTAACTCTTCTCTAATAACCTTTCTAACTATTGCCTCTACTAACTTAGATAATTGTCTTGCTTTCATATTATAATCATTTTTTATATAAATATTAAAATGTTTGGTTTTGTTATTGTTCCATTTGTTTGATTTTAGATTGTATTTGTTTTATTGTCTCTTTAATTTGTGTACTTTGTGTTTTGTTAGACACAGATTTTATTTTGGACATCAAAAAAGACGCTATATTAATAGGTGGGCCTGTTGGTGAACCTACCATACCCGATGTATGTGTCATGGCAGCTGCAGCTTCTGCAATTGCACCATACTCATCATGAGCTTTCTCTACATTCTCATTTAATTTTATTACGTTATCAACTAAATTTTGGATTTCAGTAAATAACTTATCTAAATCCATTGCCCAATTGGGTGTTGCAACATTTACGGATTTATCGGCACTTAATATGATATAATCTGATTTAGCGTTGAGTAGTATTCTATCTGAATTCAATGTGATTCCTGCCCCATCGTATTGTGCTGGTGATTCTACACCCGTTCCTAACTGATTCTGTGATGTTTTTATTCTTACCTTCTGAGTGGATGTTAACCATATTGATGACTTATCATCATCAATGTCTTCTATGATGAATTTGTTATTGTCACCAGTTGTACCTCTACCATTTGATAATATAGTTATTGGGTCTTTTGTTGTAGTGGAGCTCCAACTTGGTTTCTTTGTAGTATCTGATTCAGAAGGTGAGTATCCAAATCGTAATGAATGGCCACATCTACCTTCTATCAAAACATCACCAATAAAAGGTTGTAATGGACTGACAGTAGAATCCTCTGTAAACCCCTTTCCTAAATCATGCTCAGAGTCATCCTTATTAGATACACTGGGATTTCCTGTGGATGCCACGGCAAAAGCTCCGACAGAACCTCCTACTACGTCAGAATCGGATTTAATTGGCACGTTTGAATTTGGTAGGGCATTGTTATTAGGGTTGGTTTGTAATGATATTGGTTGATAATACAAACGTGTATGTCCACCGCCACTTTTACGTTCAGGTCCAATTCCTGAAAATAATAAAACAGTTTCACCAAGTAAGGGAACTTTTGTTATGTTTGAATCTACTGGCCATGCAGGTTGTGGCA